AGCGGCACAAGCGGCACATCAGGAACTTCTGGTACATCAGGAACGTCTGGCACATCAGGAACTTCTGGAACAAGCGGTACATCGGGACAAAATGGTTCATCCGGTTCATCAGGAACTTCTGGCACATCGGGAACGTCTGGAACATCTGGCACAAGCGGAAGTAGTGGAGTGAGTGGTAGTAGTGGCTCATCAGGAACTTCTGGAACATCGGGATTAATAGGACCAACTGGTTCAACGGGGTCTGGGGGTAGTGGAGGTACATCTGGTACAAGCGGCACATCAGGAACTTCTGGCACATCAGGAACTTCTGGTATAAGTGGAGCTGGTGGGCAGGGTGGTACTAATGGTTCGCATGGTACAAGCGGTACATCAGGAACATCTGGCACATCAGGCACATCTGGCACATCAGGTACATCTGGTACATCGGGTATTAGTGGAGCTGGGGGAAGTACAGGAACTTCTGGCACATCAGGAACTTCTGGCACATCGGGAACTTCTGGCACATCAGGAACTTCTGGTAGTAGTGGTACAAGCGGAGCAAGTGGCACCGGTGGTTCCTCGGGAACATCTGGCACATCAGGAACGTCTGGAACAAGCGGTACAAGCGGCACAAGTGGTACAAGTGGCACATCGGGAACTTCTGGAATACAAGGTTCATCCGGCTCAAATGGTACAAGCGGCACAAGTGGCACAAGCGGCACATCAGGAACTTCTGGTACATCAGGAACGTCTGGCACATCAGGAACTTCTGGAACAAGCGGTACATCGGGAGCACAAGGTTCAAATGGAACTTCTGGCACATCAGGAACATCGGGAGCACAAGGTTCAAATGGAACGTCTGGCACATCAGGAACTTCTGGAGTTAGTGGTTCATCGGGAACTTCTGGCACAAGCGGAACATCAGGAACTTCTGGAGTTAGTGGCTCATCGGGAACGTCTGGTACATCTGGCACAAGCGGTACATCAGGAACTTCTGGCACAAGTGGTACAAGCGGCACATCAGGAACTTCTGGCACATCAGGAACTTCTGGCACATCAGGAACGTCTGGTGTGAGTGGTTCATCGGGAACCTCTGGCACAAGCGGTACTTCGGGAACTTCTGGTACAAGTGGCACATCAGGAACTTCTGGTACAAGTGGCACATCGGGAACTTCTGGCACATCGGGAACAAGCGGTACATCTGGAACACGTGGTACATCCGGTTCTTCTGGATTGTTATCATTAACCGGTGCAACTAATAATGGTGTAATTACATTAGATGGAACTGCACCAAACGGAACTGTAGAATCAAATTTAACTTTTGATGGTACTACATTGACGGTGACCGGTAATGCTACAATTAGTGGTGACCTTACTGTTAGTGGTACTACAACATATATTAATACAACGACTCTTAACATAGGTGATAATATTATTACACTAAATGCGGATTTTGCATCTGGTGCACCAACTCAAAACGCTGGTATTGAAGTTAAGAGAGGTTCATCGGCAACAAAAGCATTTTATTGGGATGAGGCAGCTGATAGATGGTATGCAGAAGATGGATTGTATGTTGCTGGTAATGTAGTTCTTAGTGGTACAATAGATACTGGTATTGGAGCAACGGAAGTTTATTTAATGAATCAGAATATTCGTACAACTGATGCAGTAACTTTTGCTACGGTTGATACTGGACAAGGTGCAACCGAAGTTCACTTAATGAACCAAAATGTTAGAACAAGTGATGCAGTAACACATACAGCAATAACTTTAACAAACACTGGTAATAACCCTTACTTTAACGCAAATGGATTAACATTTTCTACAATCAGTAGTGGTGAAACCATTTGGAGAAACTTATCATCATTCCGTTTTACCGATAATAACGATTGGGATTACAATAGTTGGGCAGGATTGAAATTTATAAACGCAACTAAAAGAATTGTGTTGGGTGTTGCGGGTAATGTATTTACAGCAAATTCGGCACAAACCGGTAACTTATTGTTAGATAGAATTGATACGATGTATCTATTTGATACAACTTATTATTTAAGTACAGGTACTTCAAACTTAAACGCATTAACACTTGCTGGTAATTTAGTAGCAGCTCAAGTTAATACCGGACAAGGTTTGACAGAAGTTCATTTAATGAATCAAAACCTTCGTACAACTGATAATGTAGTATTTAATCAAATAATTGCAAACTCTGGTGGTAATGGTGGAGCATTTTATCTATCTGATACTGGGGCCGGTTTATATAGAGATAATACTTATGATGTTGTTCTTTTACAAAATAATTCATCTGGTAATATATTACATTTAGCGGGAGCTGGTGATGTGCGTGTAAGTATAGATTCTAATAACAACCAATCTGATAGTAAATTCGTAGTAGGTAATAACGCAATTAAATCAACAAACGAATTATTCTATGTAAACGAAAGTGGATATGGTTATTTTGCAAGTAATGTTACTGCAACAGGCAATCTCCACACTAATAGAAATAGAGTTGCATTTTCAAGTACTCCTACTGATGCAAACCATTCAATATACAATAACTATAATAATATAGATGGTGAAGGTGGTTGGGATGGTATGAAGATGAATGTCTATAATGGCTTACGAATTAGAACTGGTAATGCTAGTGGGGCAGTTCCAACTCAAATAGTAGATATAAATGCTAGTAATGTTAGTATAAGTGTTCCTTTATATTTTACAAATTATTTATATGGTAACGGTAAGCAAGCATTGGATACAACCGATGCATGGTTAAGATTAAACCAAGCAAATCAATTTAGTAATGGTACTTATACTCCATATTTACTTAGAAGTGATGGTGGATTACAATCATATGGTTCAACAATAATAAGAAATAACTACAGTACAAGTTCAAATTTAAAACTTGATTTAAACGATGCATCTGCATATGGTTTAGTTGATTTCCAATTAAATGGTTCTCATAAAGGTTTCTTTGGTTTAGGTGGTTCATCTCAATCCTTTGGTTCTTATGCAGCTTACGCAGCTGATGGATTTAGCTGGAATCATGATGGTTCTGGTAAAATGCTTGTATCGGCAAGAAGTTCTAGAGTAATTGATTTAAATACCGGAGCTGAAGGTAGTTCTAACTTTGCAACAATCAGAATGTCAAATCAGGATGTTTACATAACGCCTGATTCACAAAATGGTACATTCCGCTCACCATTATATTATATTTCAAATGATACAACTTATTTATGGAATAGTAATAGAATAGTAGTAAACCAAGTAACATTCCCTTATAGAGAATGGGATTATGCTTGGGGCTCGCATGGTAATGGAAGTGGTACACAATCCATGTCATTTAGAATGTGGGATAGTTACACACAAGGTGGTGCACCATCTTCATATGGTACATTAATTGAATATTATGGATTAGGAGGACATCAACATGACCAATACTATTTCTATCAGGGTGAAATTCTTCATAGATACGGATGGTATGGTAGTGATAACTGGTTTAGTGGATGGAGAGCGATGTTGCATGCTGGAAACTATGGTTCTTATGCAGTTCCTATTTCTGGTGGTATTAATATGACTGGTTCATTTGGTTTGAATGACCAACGATTGTATTTGAGAACCAATGGAGATACAAACCACTTTATATGGAATGCAGATGATGATTGGGAGGAAATAAGATTCTATGGTGGTACTGGATTTAGAATGCAGAGTAGTACAAATGGTTCTATTGCTACGGTAACTAATGCTGGTATCAATGCAAACAATATGACTATTGGAGGTGCGCAAGTTTGGTACAATAGTGGTGCTTGGCTAGGTGATTTAGGTTCTTATGGTTATACAAGAGTTTGGGGACATGCTATGTCTGGGGGTTCTGAATTTGTAATTTTATACAAAGGTGGGCAAGGATATACTTTAGTTGATGGTTCATATTTTGCTTACGAAGCAGGTGGATTCTATTCATCAAACAACTCAGCGGGAAATACATTATTAGGATTTAATGCAGATAGTACATCTTCTGTTAGATTTAATTCAGCAGTTAGAATTGGTACAAATAATAATCTTTATTTAGATTACAACTACGGACAATCTGTTGTAGGTGTTTACACATCTACTAGATATCAGGGTGTATTCTCAATGGGAGATGCATATAAGCCTGCAATTGATGGTACATCTTTAAATAACACATATGGTATAGTTTGGTCACATCCAAACGCTGGAGGGCAAGCTAGTTATTTGAATGACCATGGTATGATTGTTGCTAACTATGGTACAACATTTGCAGCAATTTCTTCTAGAATTTGGGCAAGAGACCAAATGAACGCACCAATTTATTACGATAGAGATACTGGATATTATGGAGACTTTAATAGTGAAACTAACTGGCAAGGATTAACACTTAGAGGTAAAGCACAAACTGGACTTACCGGTAAAACGAACTGGAAACGTCCTGATATTACTGGTGATACTAACTATTGGGTAGGTTCAATGGGTTGGGGTACAAGAGACCTTAACGAAGTTATGACATGGGGTAGTGGATTTTTTGATACATGGTCAAATCCTGCAAACCAACCATCAGGTACTTCACACTGGGTAGGTGTTCAAACTTCTCACTACACCAATGCATATAATAGTATGTATGGATGGCAGATGTGTGGTGGTCCAATTAGTAACTTGAGGTTTAGAAATTCTTGGCCAAGTGCAAGTGGTTGGACAACTATTGCAATGCATGACCGTAACGATGGTAGTGGTGGGGCTTTATATGCTGGAATTTATTACGATTCAAACGATACATCTAGATATTGTGACCCTAATGGATATAGTTATTTTTCACAAACCGGATTAGTATTAGAAGTTGTAAAAATAGGAACAGGTCCTAATAGTAGAGCATTTATGGCAGCAAACAACCAGGGTGATAACTCTTGGGGTATTGTTGGTGAATTTAGAGTAAATGGTGGACCTGGAGGTGATAGACCTTCTATCCTATTCTCAAGTGGATTTAATAGTAATACTTGGTCTTGTGGATATGGTTATGCAGATGATAGTTATTTTAGAATCAACCACGACCACGGCCATAGAAACCAAAGTTGGGGTACTACTGACTTCTATATTGATAGAGGTGGTAACTCATACTCAAATGGTAGTTCTAGAGCACCAATATTCTACGACCAAAATAATACAGGATATTATACTGACCCTACTGGATATTCTCAAATGAGTTCTGGTGAATTTAATAACTATTGTAGAGTAGCTCGTATAGATTTTATTGGAGTTGGTGGTAACTCTGGGCAAGGTACAAACGCTTACAATATCTTCCAAGAAGGTGGTGGCTGGGGTTATCCTTATCCGGATTTAAGAATTGCATATCATACGGGTATTAAATTGGGTGGTAATGGACCTTCTTATGAAGGAACTAGAGTTTACACCGATTACGATATGAGTGATTTGGCAATCCAATTATGTGGACCTTCAAACTATTCATTTAAGTATAAGTGGATGTGGACGAATGATACTGGATATTATTCTAGTGTAAATAGTGCACACTGGTATCCAAACAACATTACATATGGTGCGTGGAGAATGGATGGTAACAGGAACGGATGGTATGGACACGTAATTGATTCAGCATATTTACCTCACTATATGTGGGAGAGTGGTAATGGTGGTTGTTATTTACAAAACGCAGGAAGATGGGTATGGTATCATTCATTGGGAAATAACTGTACGGGATTTTGTACATCTTCAACATCTGGAGCATATGGTATATATGTAGCTAAAGGTATTTATTCCGAAGGTAATATAGTAGCTTATTCTGATAGACGTGCAAAAGAAAATATAACAACTGTTGATAATGCTTTAGATAAAGTATCACAATTGAGAGGTGTATTTTATAGTAGAATTAATGATGAAACCAAAAAGAGAAATATAGGGGTAATTGCACAAGAAGTAGAAAAAATATTACCTGAAGTAGTAACATACGCAGCTGATGTGGATGAGTATGGTGTTTCATATGGTAATTTTGCAGGTTTATTTATTGAAGCAATAAAAGAACAAAATGAAATTATAAAAAAACAATCAGACGAAATTAAAGAATTGAAAGAAATTTTAAATAATTTAATACTTAATATTAAATGATAATAATATGGCACTAATTAGAGATTATGAATTACCAGGAACTGGATTGACTGTACCAAATGCATATCACGTAGTTACAAATATAAAAGTTGAAAAAAGAATGGCAGACTTCAAGCCACCTGTTGATAATTCTAGACCCGATGGTTTAACACCAATGGATAGAAGCGCAGGTACGGAAGTATATTGGGCAGCTGGGTATACTGGAGAAGTAGCAGTAACTATTTGGGTAAATAAAGCTGCAAGGGATGTCAATGCAAACCCAATTGGATTTATAGGAACTAACCCATCTGATAATAAACATGGTGTTAGTATTGGTACTGCTGGTATGGACCATAAATGCGTATTTTTTATAGACCAATCATCAACATTAGACCATATGGCACAGGCATATAGACACCTTTTAACTACTGATTATTATAGTGGTTCTTTGGAAGTTTAAAAAAAATATATTTATAACATATAAACAAATAAATTATGGGATTAACATACGATTGGAAATTAGTAGGACTTAAAAAGCAAAATACAGAAGAACTTTCTGATGTTATTGTTGGAACTACTTGGAGATTAACAGCAACCGATGAGGACGGTAATAGTGGTGTATTTAATGGTGCAACTCCATTTCAAGTTGAAGATTTAAATGGTGATGGTTTTGTTGATTATAGAGATTTGACAGAAGAATTAGTAATAGGTTGGATACAAAACCATGTAAGTGGTTCATCTCCATCAAACTATATGAATCATATAAATCAACAAATACAAAAGCAAATTGATTATGTGAAATACGCTAGAGTTGACGTAAACGAAATTGATTTACCTTGGTCACCAACTTCTGGTAGTGCTACACCAACTCCTCCGGATATCGCACCACTAACTTAATAATATTTAAATATTTTTATTGTGAACTGTTCAAAGCACTTATTTATAAACAAATTTGTGTTTTGAACATTTTCTTTATATTTATATAGGTAATATTGTATATACTCAATATTAGCATTTAAAAACAATATAATCGGAGAAATAAAATGGCAGAAAGAATCGTATCACCCGGCGTATTTACAAGAGAAAATGACCTTTCCTTCTTAGCGCAAGGAGTAGGGCAAATTGGAGCAGCATTCGTAGGACCTTTTAAACAAGGGCCTGCATTCATTCCAACTATTGTAAGAAGTCAATCAGAATTCCAACAAATTTTTGGAACACCTGATGGAACATATTATACTGAATATGCAGTACAAAACTACTTAAGAGAAGCTGGAGCAGCAACTATTGTAAGAGTTGGAGGAATTAATGGATATAAACAAGTAAAACCTTTAGGTATTTTGATATCAGGTTCTACTAATGGAACTTCCCAAAAATTAATCTCTACATTACATTCAACTGCATTTGGTAATGAAGATGTAGGATTTATACAAGCGGAAACTACTATTACAAGTAGCGCTACTATACCTGGTTCATTTGTAATATCTGGTTTGATAAGTTCTGGTTCAGCCGCAGCAAGTGTATCTGCATCAATTTTAGCAACAGCAACAAATGATGTAGCTGATGTATTTGGTGAATCTCCATTTGGTGCTAAAGCCGCATACGCTTATACATTCTTTGAAAATATAGCAACTTCATTTACTGGTTCATCCGATATAATTGGTAATAGAGCATCTGCTTCTTTACTTTATTTACCTGACCAAAATTTTGAATATGATGCTCAAGAGGCAACTACTCCTTGGGTTGTATCTCAATTAGTAAGTGGTGAAAGATATCAACTTTTCCGTTTCCATACATTAGGACATGGTACTCCATATAATACTAAATACAAAATTGGTATTTCTAATGTTAAGGCAGCTGGACAAGATAGTTCAACGGATTATTCAACATTCTCTGTAACACTTAGAAGTTATGGTGATAGTGATAAGAAAGCTTCTATAATTGAATCATTTGGTAATGTAAACTTAGACCCATCATCTCCTAGATATATTGCTAGAGTAATTGGTGACAGATGGTTTACAATTGATGACTTTGGTAAGATTACTGAAAATGGTGATTACTCAAATAAATCAATTCACTTTAGAGTTGAAGTATCTGAACCGGGTTCATTCCCAATATCAGCAGCACCATTTGGACATGGAGCATATACAAATCCAATAGCAACTAATAACTCAACTGAAGCATCATATGTACCAGCGGTAGTTTACCAAACTGGTTCAGCAAATAACACAACAACTTCTACTGTATATTATAGTGGTATGAACTTTGATACGGCTGGTGTAGCTGGAGATAATTCAACTTATTTAAATCCAATTCCTAACGGAGCAGTTGTAGGAGCAAATACAGCATTCTCATTTGATTCTCAATTGAGTTATGTTATGACTGGTTCAGCTGGAGCTGATTTAGTTAAGAGACAATTTATTTTAGGTTTCCAAGGTGGTTTTGATGGTGTATCTCCAACTGTAAAAATAGCATTAGCTGGTGATGATGGATGGGGAGCAGCAAATACACAAGGTTTAAACTGTTCTAAATCAACAGCATCTGGCTCTTTAGGATATTCAAAAGCAATTAACGCTTTATCTAATCCTGATGAATATGATATTAACTTAGTATCAATGCCTGGTATTAATAGAGAATTACATCCTGCAATCGTTACTAAAATGATTGATATGGTTGAAAATAGACAAGATTGTTTCTATATTGCGGATTTTACTGATTATAATTCTTCAATTACAACAGCAACTGAACAAGCACAAGCAGTAGATTCAAACTACGCAGCTTGTTACTATCCTTGGATGAAAACAATAGATTCTAACACAAACAAACTTACAACAGTACCTCCATCTACATTATTACCAGCGGTATTCGCTAGTAGTGATAGATTATCAGCAGAGTGGTTCGCACCGGCTGGTTTGAATAGAGGTGGTATTACTGGAGCAGTTAGTGTATTGAATAGATTAACACACGCTGAAAGAGATATCCTTTATGAAAATAAAGTAAACCCTATCGCAACTTTCCCTGGACAAGGTATTGTAGCATTCGGACAAAAAACATTGCAAGATAAAGCATCTGCTTTAGATAGAATTAATGTTAGAAGGTTATTAATTACAATGAAGAAATTTATAGCATCTACATCTCGTTACTTAGTATTTGAACAAAATACAACTGAAACTAGAGCAAGATTCATTAACACTGTTACTCCTTATTTAGAGGGTATCCAACAAAGACAAGGTTTGTACGCATTCAATGTTGTAATGGATGAATCTAATAACACACCGGATGTAATTGATAGAAACATATTAGCTGGAGCAATATTCCTTCAACCAACTAAGACTGCTGAATTCATAGTAATTGATTTCAACATCTTACCAACTGGAGCATCTTTCTCAGCATAATACGAAAATAAACAAAGTAGATATTTATTAATATAAAATAAAACGGAACAAAAATGGCAGATAATATATTAAATTATACCCAAATGATAGCGGATACCTTCGAACCGAAGATGAAAAACCGCTACTATATGGAAATGACAAGTGTGGGTATTCCCGCATATATGGTTAAAACAGCAAACAGACCAGAAATAAATTTTGAAACTGTAAAAATAGACCATATCAACGTTTATAGAAAATTAAAGGGTAAAGGTGAGTGGCAGGACTTAAATATCACTTTATATGACCCAGTAGTTCCTTCAGCAGCTCAATTAGTAATGGAGTGGGTGAGATTATCACATGAATCAATTACTGGTAGAGATGGTTACGCTGAATTCTATAAAAAAGATATTACTTTTTATATGTTAGGTCCTGTTGGTGATAAGGTTGAACAATGGACTTTAAAAGGAGCATTTATTACTAAAGCTGCTTTTGGTGAATTGGACTTTTCTAACACAAATGAACCAGTTACTATTGATTTAACTTTAACATACGATTACGCAATTCTTGAATACTAATATTCAAAAAAACATAAAACTAAAGGGGATACTAAAATATCCCCTTTTTTATGCTTTCTAATTTTTTAAAAACTATGTATTTATATATACAAACTTAAACAAAGTAAAGTTATGAATCAAAAACAATTCGATTTTCCAACAGAAGTGTTGGATTTACCATCAAAAGGTAAATTATATCCAAAAGAGCATCCTCTATCTTCTGGACAAATTACAATAAAATATATGACAGCAAAAGAGGAAGATATACTTTCTTCTACAAACCTAATTAAAAAAGGAATTGTATTGGATAAGTTATTTGAATCAATTATTGTTGATGCTGTTAATATAGATGATATTTTAGTAGGTGATAAAAATGCAATCGTATTAGCAACAAGACTATTAGGATATGGTCCTAACTATAATATTTCATTTTATTCATCTAAAGCAGGAAAATCTATTGAAACAACAGTAGATTTGGCTCAAATTAAAACAAAGGATGTTGATTATTCTAATTTTGGAAATCAAAATGAATTTCAATTCACAACACCTACTGGTAATACATTAGTATTTAAATTACTTACACATGGTGATGAGAAGTTAATTGATAAAGATATAACAGCATTAGAGAAAATGAATAAAGATGGTTCGTATGAAATTACAACTAGATTAAGATATATGATTAAAAGTGTGGATGGTAATTCAGATTTAGGTCATATCAATAAATTCATTAATAACTCATTTTTAGCAAAAGATAGTAGAGCATTCAGAGAACATATTAAAAAAATCTCTCCAGATATGAACATGACATTTACATATGTACATGAAGATGGAGAAAGTGAGGTGGCGCCTATTCCAATGGGCGTAGGGTTTTTTTGGCCTGGCGATGAATCATAGTCTATTACTCCACACTCAAATATTTGAAATGGTGGAGTATAGTAATGGTTTTTCGATGATGGAATTGTACAAAATGCCAACCCATCTTAGGAGATTTTATTATAATAAATTAGTTGAATCGAAGAAAAAAGAAAACGAAGATACTAAAAAAGCACAATCTTCCAACGCATCTAAAGTTAGGATTAAGAGATAACCACTCTTATTCCTAACTTTTTTATTTTATTAGATATTTATAGATTGAATAACTATAAACAAACGAAGATGGCATCACATTATAAAATAAGAAAATCTAAATTAAAAGAATTTTTTGGATTGTTCACTAAAAAGAGAACACCTGAAAAACTTCAAAAATTGATTGATAAAGACCCTGTCTTACAAAAGTTAAAGGCTGATGTAGATAAATTAAACTACAAATATAAGCCGGAAATTGATAAATTAAAAAATGATAGACCTGAAATGTTCAGAATGTTTCAGGATTGGGGGTTGATACCAAATGATTATAACTAATGGATAAACTATCAGATAGTGCAGAAGAGCTTAGGTTAGAACTTCTTAGAGAAATTGAGGAAACTAATCAGCGTATTGAGGAGCAAAACAAAAAGGCTGCGATAGTTGGTGCGGAAGAACGTAAAAGACTTGAAAAGAGAATTGAGAAAGAGAAGGAAAAGCTAAAGATTTTACAAAAACAAGCAGAACCATTAGAGAAACAAAATACATTAGCGGAAGAATATGAAGATTTACAAGATTCTTTAGGAACTTCTTTTACAAAATTAAACATTAATGCTAGAAAATTAATAACTACAAATAAAGTAGGAGGTTCTGCATTTGCTTCTCTTGCTAAAGATATTTTAGATTTAAAAGAACAACAATTTGGATTAAGCGATGATGAGTTAAAAATTAATCAAAAAAAATTAGAACTATATTCAAACCTATATACATCTATTACAACTCAAGCGGAAGAAGCAGCTAAAGTAAAAGATGAAATTTTAGGTCAAAATGATGCAGCTAATAGAAGACTTAAATTTGAAGAAAGTATTGCTAGTTTAGGACCTGCTGAACAAAAAAAATTAAAAGATTTATTTCAATTAAATGAAAACCTAATTCAACAAGAAGAACGATTAAATCAAATAAAAGAAGAAGGTAATAGATTATATGAAAAACTTCCAGGGTTTCTTCAAGATGGTGTTGATTTGGCCAAAGATTTAGGTAAAGGATTGATGTCGGGAATGTTACCACTTGTATTGATAGGATTATTATTAGCAGCAGCTGTAGATTCATTTACAGAATTATCGGCAGCATCTAAAAAGTTTAGAGAAGAAACTGGAATAACTGCATCTCAATCAAAAGATTTAGATAATCAAGTTAAAAAGATTAGAAATAATTTTTCTCAATTAGGAATAGCGGCTGATGATGTATATGATACGATTAGTGCACTAAAAGGAGAATTTGCTGATAACGCTAGATTATCCGAAGCATTGGTATCATCAATGACTGTATTAAATAAAAACTTTGGGATTGCTCAAAAAGATGCAGCCAAAGTAAGTATGATAATGCAGAGTATGGCTGGGTTATCTGCGGAAACTGCACAAGGAGTTTCACAGCAAGTAGCTCAAATGGCAAATTTAGCTGGCGTAGCTCCATCGCAAGTATTTGCGGATATAGCTGAATCAGCTGAAAGTACTTATACCTATTTTAAAGGTGATGTTAATTTAATAGCTAAACAAGCTATTGAAGCTAGAAGATTAGGTACTACATTAAAAGATGTATTAAAAACAACCGAAGACCTTTTAGATTTTGAAAATGGTATTGAGAAGGAATTGGTAGCTGCAACATTTGTTGGCGGCCAATTTAATTTATCTCAAGCAAGAGCATTAGCATACGCTGGTAGACATGTTGATGCTCAAAAAGAAATATTAAGACAAGTTGAAAGAGGTGGTAGATTTGCTGACCAAGATATGTTTACCAAAAAAGTATTAGCAGATGCAGCTGGTATGACTGTTGAACAATTAACTAAACAATTATTAATTCAAAAAAAATTAGGTAGCTTAGGTGACGTTGAAAAAAAGAGAATAACCGATGCTATGGATAAAGGATTGGATATTACCAATATGAGTGAAGACCAATTAAAAGCAAAAACACAACAATTAACAAAAGAGCAAGAAATTGCAGATAAGGTTACTCAAATGGAAAATTCATTTAAAGGTATAGTTGCATCGTTGGGAGAAGGATTATTACCATTAATGGAGGGATTGGCACCACTTGTTACTATGATATCTGAAGCATTTGGTTTTGTATTTAAAGTATTAAATTATATACCTGGTGTGTTTCCTGCAATTATAGCAGGATTGACAGCAATGTGGTTAATGACTATGAAAGTTGCTATTGCCGCTAAGATGGCAGCAATTGCTAAAATTTATAGTGCATATGGAGCTATGCCTTTTGTTGGTATTGCGTTAGCCGCTGGAGTTGTTGCGGCATTGATATCATCTATGAGTAGTGCAAAGAATGTTGGTGATATGGCCATTGGTGAGGGTGGTAGCGGTGTACAAATATCAACCAAAGAAGGTGG